CGCTCCGCCCAATCTCGGCTTCGATCGCAGCCGGTTCAGACCAACTCAGCATCTTGTCCGGTCCGGTTCCGAACGCAGGTCAACTCCTCTACATCGCAGGTGCAAGCGTCTCCGGTACGTGCTTGAAGTCATACGTCAGCCAAGTCGATGCAGCGAGCAACATTGTGAAACTCGGTGATCCCGGAACAGGCGCACCTACGTATGCCTCGACAACCGTCACGAACGCAAACTGTTGGACGCAGATCTACAAGTACGACAACCTCACAATCGGAGCCGCCTCGGTCTCGCTGCAAGTCCCCACGACTCCCTTCGCCGCAACGGGCGGTGGCATCGTCTTTCATTACGGTGCCGCTTCCGCCTCAGTCTCATACAACGCAACTCCCTCCGCAGTTGCCGCTTCGCTGGTCTCACTCGTGCGCCAGCAACCCGGCCTCTCGGCGGCGAGCGTGACCTACACGGGCTCCTCCATCGCCAATAGCGCCTTCGGGTTCTGGACCTCATCGGCAGCCACCACGCCTCTCGTCGTCGGAGATCTGTGGGCCGATTTCACACTCCTCACGAGCGACCATGGTTGTCCCGGAGGCTGCTCACTGACGCCGCACGGAGGGACGACGGTCTACGTCATCAGCACGCCGCCGAACATGTCCAATGCCACGCAGAGCAGTTCGTTCGCAGTCACGGTCAGCGCATCGGTGTCAGCCGGTATCACCGCCGCCAGTCAGGGCTTAGGACAATGGTACGGAGTCCCGGCATCGGTCTATGGATCGACCTACACCGGCTGGAGAGACGCATGGAAGAACTCGCTCCGCACCATGCTCAGGTGGGCAAGAGCAGACATCTCCTCTGCCACATCCTCGGGCGGCTACTACAGCGGCATCAACAAAAGCGGATCGGAGAGCGGACCAACCGCCGCTGGCTATGCCAACGGCCTACTCAACACCACTGCCTCTATCGGCGGTGTGCCATACGGCAGTGGCGGCAACTGGCCTGCCAACAGAGTCATCTACTTCAACTCGCCGTCGCCTTTCATCATCGGTCAGACAGTCGTTCTCTCGACTAGCGGCGGGCAGTATCAAACGGCGAAAGTTCTGGCATCGGGAGCGGCATCTCCCGGAGGGACGGCGGCTATCGGCTTGGACCAGATCTACACCGGGCCGTTGAACCTCAGCGCCATCACGGTCTACGGCTTCTCATGGCAACCGACTCAGAGGACTCAACTGTCAACGCTATTCCCGACGGGCGTTGGCACTAACTTCGACTCGGCGTCAGTCGGTCCCTCTTCGCCTTGGGCTGACACTGGGCAGACTTACGGAACGATGCGAGATACGTGCAATGACACAGCCTCGTATCTGATGAAGGTCCGGGACAAGTACTCGACCACTGAGGTCATTGCGATGTACCCTGCCTATCCAAACCTACAAGGCGACGATGCGACTCCAAACACAGGCTGGTCTTTCACCGTGGCTACGAGTGCAGCGTCGACCACCGTCCAACAGGTCTCCGGCTATCCATTCTGTCGACAGCGAATCGCCTTCGTCGGAGCCACGCCTCCGACCACAGCAATGAACTCTGTGCTCGTCAACACCAACGGGGCTAGCGTGAGCAACGTCAGCATCTCAAAAGTCGCTGGAGACATAAACAACTACGTAGCCGAGTTCGACTCCATCTTCACAACGACCTCGACACCTCCTTGGTGTGTCATCGTCTGTGAGTACGCTCCTCCGGTGGGGTCGAACCTCTATCGTAATCGAGGCTTCAACGATCTACAGAAGGCCTACATGGATGTTGCCGCTGAGGCGGAGTTCGCTTGGTACGTGTCAGTGGTGCCTCCGATAACGACGCTGACCAACACGGATCTCAACCCATCGGGAGCCACGTACTCGCTGCACCCAAACAACCTCGGTCAACAGAAGTGGGCGACGTACGTCCAGTCATGGCTAGCAGCCAACTCCTACACCTATTGGAACGGACCTCTTCCTGCGGGTCGCCCATACAACGGTTCGACCTCAAGGCTCGGTTCACGAATGGGCTACTACTAGAAAGTGACACCACATGACAACTAGCGCATACGCAGCGTACGACACTTCGTACAGTCAGCGGACTCCGTACCTCACGGTTCAGGAGTATCAGAACGCACCGACGTCGATGGACATCTTCAACCTGATCCCCGGCGGCGACATCAACGTCCAGATGCAGGCGCTCACGGAGGTCATCAGCCGAGCCTCGTCGTGGATCGACCAATACACCTGCGGAGCGTGGGGGACTCTCGCCGCCACGCAGAACGTCGAGAACGGACGAGTCTGGGGCAACCGATCTGGCCAACTCATCGTTCACCCGAAGTACTGGCCGATCCTCTCAGTCGACGCCTTCTCGTACTCCGCCGTCCAGACTCAGGTCTACGGCTACGGTGACATCCAAGGAGGCTTCGGAGCGGCAGCCGCCTCGATCACTCCGGCAGGCAACATCTGGATCGAGCCGCAGCAGTTCGTCGTGCAGCCCGCTGGCGTCGTCTCATGGAACGTCAACTCGACCTACGGCATCGGACCGGGTCAGTACTTCTGCCAGTGGACCTACACGAACGGCTGGCCGATCTCGCAACTCTCCGCCTCGGTCTCTGCCGGAGCCACCTCGATCACTCCGAGCGTGGTGACCGGCATCTATCCCGGCACGAGCCTGACCGTCTACGACATGCCCTACGACGAGCACATCCAAGTGGACTCCTCCTACGTACCCGGCTCCGCCGTGGTCCCTCTGACTCAGCCTCTCCGCTACGCTCACTCGACGACGGCGACGATCACCAACATCCCGCCAGCGATCAAGCAAGCAGCGATCCTCGCCACGACGGCTTTCATCAAGCAGCGAGGCTCCGGCGCTCTCGTGGTCTCCGACATCAGTCAGGTCACCCGGACGCAAACCGGCAACTCGCAGAACAACGGAGCCGACTGGGATCAGGCACAACTCCTCCTCGAACCGTTCCGACAGATCTTCGTGGGGTACTGAGATGCCCAAGACAGAAGTCCGCAACGCTCTCTACGCCTATCTCCAACCGGCGTACTCCGGGATCACCTATCTCGGGACGGTCTACCCGGCTCTGCCCAAGGTGGCGAACGAGTCAGACCTGTTCAACTTCGTGCCACCCGGCACCGGCATCGGCGCTGTCATGTACATGTTCATCGAGAGCCAAGAGGAGACTCGCATCGCTCTCGGTGGTCCGCAGCAAGGTCGGAAGTTCCGACCGTATGGGCTCTCGCTTCTGTGTGTGCTCAAGAGCGATCTGCCAGACTCGGCATCCGGTCAAGCAGCCTTCGATGTCTTCATCGACTCGCTGACGAACTGGATCGAGACGGATCGCAACGCCGGAGATCCGACCGTCATCTTCCAGTGGGGAGAAGGCGGCAGCAACGGAGGACCAGACATCAGGATCGACTACCCGGTCCCGAAGACGGTCAACGGGCAGGTCATGTTGTTCCAAGCGATCGTGAGAGTCACGGTCTGCGAAATCCTCAACACCTAAGGAGGTTGCTATGTCGCTCCAATACCGCTACTGTGGCGATGAACCCACGGTCTTCATCTCGCTCATCAAGAACGGCGAGACGTGGGTCCCGAGTCGAGGCGACGAGATCGAGTTGGACGAGCCGGTGTCACATCCGCTCCTCGAACTGATAATCGCCAAGAAGAGCAAGGTCGCCGCCGAGGCGGAACCCGCACAAGAAGCCGCCGCCGAGGTGGAGCCGGAAGAGACACCGGACGACGCCATCGCACAAGAGGAGAACTAACTCATGCCATACATGTCAGCGAACTCATACTTCGGTCTTGCACCGGAGACGACCTACGGAACGCCAGTAGCGATCTCAACGTTCACGCCGATCGACAGCCCGAAGGTCACCACCGAACTCACGTGGCTCGATGACAGCGCCTTCCGTGGCTCGCCCACCATGCACTACGATCAGGTCGCTGGCGTCATCAAGGGCATGTTCGACGGCAAGACCTACATCTACAGCGACGTGTTCCCGCATCTGGTTCGTGCGGCACTCGGATCGACTGACTCCGTTGGCTCCCCAGTGACGGTCACCAACTCTGCTGGCGCATCCGTCACGGCCTACCCACACGTCATCGGTCTGATCAACTCACCGAACACGGGCTCGCAATCTCCGTCGTACACAATCGTCAACAACTCCGTTGACGCTCCCTACCAACTCACCGCATCCCGGCTCGTCGACCTCACGATCAACGTCTCGGTTGAGGCCGCCGCTGAGGCGACCTTCAACTTCGCTGGCAACGCCGCCTCGATCGTGGCGTCAGTCACCGCTAACGAGTC